AACGGCCCGGACGGGCGTGTTGTGAGTGCTGGCGGCCCGTCCCGAATAGTCCCGCATCATCCCGGACAGTCCCCGGTAAAGCGGCCCGCAGCGTGCGTGGCGGCCCGGCGGGGTTGCGTGACTGTCCGGCGTCACGCATCGCCCGGCCCCATGCGGCCAACCTTGACAGGCGGGCCGGCTTGGCCTATTCGCGCATGCGCCCACATGTGCAGGTGTGCAAAAGTCCGGTGGAACAGGTGGAACGGTGGAACAAATGGCCTAAGTTGTTGATTTTGCTGGCGGCAAATGTTCCACCGGGGCGGGCGTGAGGTGGAACATTCAGGTGGAACACGGACGGGCCGGGCGGGATTTGTTCCACCGCTGTTCCCCCGGTGGAACAATGGTGGAACATTTGAAGCCCTTATGGATAAAGGCTTTCAGAGGTGTTTTTTGTATTTGTTCCACCGTTCCACCTGTTCCACCTCACTTTTTACGCGTGCACGGAATCGCGGCCAGCCCGGCCACGCCAGACGCAAAAAACCCGCCTCGCGGGCGGGTGGTGTGTCGGATGCGCTACGCTGGCGGCGGGCCGGTGCCGCTGCTCGCCGGGGCGTCGTCTTCCGCTGGCGTGGTGCGATCGAAGCGGTAAAAGCGGCGCGGGCTGGGGTAGTCCGGCGTGCGGTGCTTGCCCTGCCACTTGCCGTCCTGGCCCCGCGTCAGCATCCCCGCCCGGTGCAGCACCTCGGCGGCCTTCACCTTGTCGAAGCCGTGGGCGATCTCCTCGGCGAACACATGCGGATGCACGAGGAAGTACAGCCCGCCCTCACGGTCGCGTTTGCGGTATCCGGCGCAGTTGGGCATATGCGGCTCGTCCGGGCCTTGCGCGGCCATCAGGTCGATAAAGCGGGCAAAGCCGTGCGTGGCGAAGAACGCGGCGGCCTGTTCTGTCAGTTGCACGTCCTCGCGCTTGCCCATTCCGTAGCGGTGTAGCCAAGCGGCGTGGCAGCGGCGCACGGCGTCGGTGCCTTCTTCCGCGTCCCAGCCAGTCAAGCCCTGCTCGGTGGCGATCTCCAGCGCCTCGGCCACGATGGCAAAGCGGGCGGTAACGCGGCGGGCCTGCCCGGACGCCTCCGGCGGAAGGCTGTCGCGCCATGCGTTGACGGCGGTTTTCAGGCGCTGCGCGATGGCGGACAGGTTGGCCGCAATGGCCGCCACGAAGTCCCGCCCGGCGGCCCCGTGGTGACTCAGCGCGGCGGCCTCCAGCGCCTCGGCCAATTGCCCCGCCGTGCTGTGTTCATGCAATGACTCGAACGCCCCATAGCCCGCCCCAGCGTTGGCCGGGATGCTGGGCAAGCGGACTTCCTGCCCGGCCTTCACCCGGCGGCCCCCGGCGGTCAGGAACTCGTACAACGGTTCCTCGCCCGTGGACAGCGCCAGCACGCGCCAGCGCAGCATGCCCCGGTTGCCACCATCCTTGGCCCCCTGCATCTTGCCGGTGCCGTTGAACAGCCGGTAAGCGGCCATGCTGACGGCCTCGGCGCTGCCTTGGCCCACCTCGTCCAGCAGCATCAGACCGTCATTGCGGGCGGCGGCGGCGTTTGGCGGTGGTGGTCTTGCCGTCGCCGGAATCGCCGTACAGGTGGAAGCCGCCGGATTCCATGTCCACCAAATGCAAGAGCGGCGCGGCGAAGGCGCAGCCAATCGCCAGCATCGGGCGGGAATTGCCACGCGCCAAGCGGGCCACGCTGGCGCGCCAGTCTTGCGCTGTGCCGTTGGCAGCGTAGGCGCGGGCGTGGCTGGTATCGCCGTGGTAGAACAGCGGGCGCTTGGGCTGACCGATGATCTCGCCGGACGGCAGCACATACGCGCCGTGATTCCAGCCGCCGGTTTCGGTGACGTGGTGCAGCTTCTCGCTGCCCTGCGATTGCAGGTAATCCGCCAGCTTTTCCAGCGCGCCGCGCCCGGTGGCAACAGCCATGCCGCCCCGTCGCAGCATGGCCCAGCCTTCGCGCTCGCCAATGCTGGCGGCGGCCATCACTGCAATTTGCTCGCGGCCATCGCCACGGCTACGCCAGCGCAGCACGCGATAGTGCGCGCCGTCGCCGTCGATGCCGCGCCCGATGATCTCCAGTGCGTCACACAATCGCAGGGGCGGCGTGTGTACCGGCTTGCCGCTGTCCTTGTCCACCTTGGTGCCGACGTAGTACAGGCCGCCATCGCTCACGTCATAGAACGGGCGAGCCTCGGCGGGTGGCAGACTGGCGGCGCTCGCCATCCGCTCGGCATCGGTCTGTTTAACTTGGTGTTTAACTTCCATGCGCGCCCCCTTGCTCGTTCAACACGTCCAGCCAATCGCTATCTGGCAGCGTCGGAACCAGCAAGCGCACGCGGCGGCCCTCGCGCAACAGGCGGCGCTCCAGCCGTTCCCCGGCGCGCTGGCCTACGCCGTTGCGGTCGTGGTCGGCGAAGATGAACACGTCTTGCGCATCGTCCGGCAAGGCGGCGTGCTCCAGCCCGAAGGCGGACACGCACGCCCACACCGGCAGGCCCGATTGCTGGCGCACCGCCAGCGCGGTTTCGATGCCCTCGGCCAGCGCCAAGCGCCCGTCTTGCGGCACGTACAGGCGCACCGCCGCGCCGCGCATCACGCCTTCGCGCACCGTCGCGAGTTTCTTGCACGGCAAAGGTTGGCCGCTGGCGTCCAGCGGGGCGGCCTTGCGGCCCGAGTGGGTCAGGTAGGTGCGGTGCAGCCCGGCAAAGCGGCCATCGTCCGCCGTGACGTAGGCCAGCAGCGCGGCTGGCAGCACCAAGCCCCGGCTAGCGAGGTACAGCCCCGCCGGGCGGTGCGCGGTCAGCGGGCGGGCTTTGTCCCACATCGCCAGCAGTCCGCCCCTGTCTGCCAGTTTGGGCGGCGCTGTGGCCCCTATGGCGCGCTGCGCGGGCGGCAATGGGGCGAGATATACCCCATGCACAGGCGACAGCCCCAGCGCCTCGCTAACGGCCTTTACGGCGGCCATGAAGTCACTGCCAAGGTAATGCCGCACCAAGGCGAAGCCATCACCACCCTGACTGTCCAGCCCTCGGCACACAAACGCGCCATAGTCCTTGTCGATGAAGCTGAAACGATCAACCCCACCGCACGCCGGGCAAGGCTTGTTGCGCTTGGTCAGCACCTTGGCCGGAATGCCAAGCCGTTGCAGTACCTCAGGCCAGCGGCCCGCCGCCTCGCGCTTAACACGGGCGGCAAATTCGCGCGGATGTTCGCGCTTGTTGTCATCGCTAAACATGGCTCGACCCTCACACCAGTTCGCGGGCGAGTCCGTCCAGCATCTCAGCGTGACGGCGGATGATGGCGGTGAACACGTCGAGGATTTTTTCCTCTCCGTGGCGGCCTCGCTCGTGTGCGTCTGCCAATGCGTCGGCGAACACCTCGCAAAATGCCTCCAGCACATGCAAAGCGGCGGCGCGGCGCTGGTCTTCGCTGGGGTAGGCCGCGCGGTTCAGGTGTTCAGCCAAGCGTACCAGCAGGCCGTAAGCAGCCATGCGCCCGTCCACCTCGCATAGCGCGGCCTGTGGCATGGATAGCGTCAGTAGCAAGCGGCGCTCTAGCGGGCAATACACGGTGTGTTCGCTCATTGCGCACCCCCTTGCAGCGTGGCAGCGGCGTTTGCGCTATCGCTCGCCAACCCGGACAGGCTGGACACGATGCCCGCCACGTCTTCCAACAGCATCCCGGCGCGCTCGAACTCGCCGTGCTCCAGTTGGAAACACGCGGCTTCGGAGATGAGGCGGCCCAATGCTTGCGTGCCTTCGGACAATCTTAAGGCGGCATCACTGGCGGCCTTGGCAACGCGAATGTGTTCGGCAGCGGTACAGGGTTGGCGATGGTTCGGGAAGTCCGCGCCCATGTGCAGCGCAATCAGCGTGGTGATGTTGTGCTGTTGATTCATGCTGCCACCTCCGACACGGTAAAGCCGTGGGCGGTAGGGGCGATGCTGACGCGGCGGCCTTGTGCCACCAGCAGAGCAGCGAGCGCGCGCGCTTCTGCCAAGCTGGGCAGGGTGGAAACAGGGCGAGCAGTGAGCGGGAACAGCGCGCGAACGGCGCGACGGATGGACTTTGGCATGGTGGCCTCCTGTGCAGGGTTTAAACCTGCCAGCCGCTTCCTACGGCGGGGGTGGCAGGCACGTAGCGGGGGTAGGAAACCGGCGCACAGGGAACCGGCCCAGCCGAAGCTGGCCCCGCTACGGCCCGCCATAGAGGGCGCACCAATAGCGTTGGTGACGGACATAAAAAATGCCGCTGGTGGGCGGCTGTCCGCCTGTGCAATCGGGTTCCTACACCCGGACGCGGGATTGACCGCGACGGGCAAACGATACTGGCCCCATGGGGTAGCGTCAAGCGGTTTTGCGCCAGTTTTGGCACGCGCCGGGCAGGAAAATTCGCTCACGCCTGTTCCCCCTTGCGCTGTTCCAGCCAGTCGCGCACGTCTTCCGCGCGCCACGCGGTGATGTTGGGGCCAAGCCGCACCGGGGCCGGGAACTGGCCGCGCTGCACCATGCGCCACAGCGTGGTGCGGCCAAACGGCAGGATGTTGCCCAGCAGTTGCTTGGCGCGGACGTAGCCGGTGTGTGGCAGGACGGCGGGCGGGGTGTGCGGCAGCATGTCAGGCTCCTTGCGTGCGGGTGGCGTAGTCGTCGCCAAAGATGGCTTGCAGCTTGGCGTGGTCGTGCTCGCTGATGCCGTCCGGCGGCACGGCGGCGGCGCACGCGGCGGCCTCCTGTGCGGCGGCGCGCTGCGCGTAGTCCGCTCCGAAAATGTGCTGTAGCTTGGCGTGGTCGTCGGCGCTGATGCCTTCGGGCTGCATGGTGGTGGCTCCTTGCCGGGTGGCGGCGGCCAAGTCGGTGAGGCCGTCCAGCGCCGGTGTGTTGGTGATGGCGGCGGAATGGATGCTCAATACGCGCCCGTCGGTCTGGCCGTAGTGGAACACAGGCGAGATGTAGCGGTATTCGCGGGCGGTGAGCATGGCGGCGGCGTTGGCCGTCCAGCGCGCGTCGGTGACGTACAGGCCGTCCCCTTCGCGCCATTCCAACGCCTTGAACCAGCCAGCGGCGGGCGCGGGCGTGCCGTTGGCGCTGGCCTTGAGCGTCTGATGTTCGTAGTCAATCACCACGTCACCGGCCAGCGCAGACACGGCGGCGATGATCTGGCGCGCGGCCTCGCCGTCCATCGTCCAGCCCGGCAAACCTTGCGGGCGGCCATCGACGGCGCGGAACTGGCCCGCCGGAATCAGGCGGAACACGCGGGCGGGAGTGGTGAGCGGTTGCGTAGAGCAAGCGGCGGTGTGCATGGCGGCCCCCTTACGCGATGTTGACGCCCAATTGGGCAAGCTGGCTGCGGATGTCGGCGCGGCGAGCCTTGAGCGCATCAAGCTGCTGCTGCCACTCGGCCAACTGGCGGCGCATCTCGGCGCGGCTTGGGCCGATTTTGTCCGAGTGGACGGTGCTGTAGCCCAGTTCCTCCGGGGTGATGCCGTCCAGCACGCGGGCTAGAGCGACTTTTACCGCGTCGGCGCACAGCGCGTAAAAGGCGAGGTCGTCAAACTGGTATTTGTCCGGGTGGACAAGCTGGGCGCGGGCCTCCGGGAAGCGAGTGCCGCTTACCGCACCATCCAACGCGGCCAAAGTCAGCGGCTTGCCGTGCTCCTTGAGGTCGCCGCCGCCGCTGCTCATGTAGTTAGTGGCGAAGCGCATCAGCGCGGGCTTGATGTGTTCGTCGGTGTAGCGCTGCCCGGCGGTGTCGATCAGCTCCAGAATGCCGCGCTTCACGTCCTCGAACGGCGCACGCATTTGCGGCAAGGTCGCCATATCAGCTTCCAGCTTGGCGACAGCCTCGCCGGTCTGGTGGTACTCGTGACGCAAGGAAGCCACAGCCTGTTTTACTTGGTCGAATGCTGCCACAGCGTCGCTTTGCGGGAGAGTGTTCATGTGGAATTGCTCCGAGTGCGTGGCCGGGCGACATGCCCCGCCGGAAACCGCATTGAACCGCCGGAAACGCCCCGGAATGCAGGTGCTGGGCTTCAGTAGGTTGGCCGAACCGGACGCAAAAAAGCCGCCATTTCTGGCGGCTGGATGAATGTTTTCTGTAATGCTGACGGGGCTAGTCTGGAATCTACCCGGCAGCCCGCTGGAAGTTGACCGGCACCACGTTGCCCGCGTGCTGGGCGTCGATGAAGTCCGCCCACCACTGCATCATGCGACGGCGCGCGGCCATGTACTCGGCGCGGTGGTAGGCGGCCCGCACCTTGTTACGTTCGGCGTGCGCCAACTGGCGCTCTATCGCGTCAGGCGGAAAGCCTTCCTCGTTTAGCACCGTGGACGCCAGCGCCCGGAAGCCATGCGGCGTAGCCTTGCCCGCATAGCCAAGGCGCTTCATGGAGGACGACAGCGTGGCGGTGTGCAGGTGTCCGTCCTTGGCCGATGACGGGAACACAAACCGCCCGGCGCTATGGCTTGGCTTGATGCTTTCCAGCAGCGCAGCGGCCTGTCTGGATAGCGGCACGGTGTGTGCTATTCGCATTTTCATGCGCTCGGCAGGGATGCGCCATTCTCGCTTGTCAAAGTCGATCTCATCCCACCGCGCGCCGCATAGCTCGCCGGGGCGAACAAAGACCAGCAACAGCAGCCGCAATGCGGTCTTGGTATTGGCGTCCCCGCCGTCACGGCCAAGCGCCTCAAGAAAGGCCCGGATGTCATCGCGCGGCAGTGCTGGCAGATTCTCGCTCCGGTGTGCAACGGTCACGCCGCTTAAGTCGCGGGCCGGGTTGTTTGCCGCCAATCCCACCTGCACGGCGTAGCGCAGCACCCGCCCTATCAGACGCAAGGTTTTGGCGGCCAGCAGTGGCGAGCGGCGCTCTACCAAGCGCACGGCGTGCAGGATGTCAGGCGCGGACAGTGTGGAAACTGCCAGCTTTCCCAGCACCGGGAACACGTCCTTTTCCAGCAAGGCCAGTTGATTGGCTGCCACCTTGGGCGTCAGTGTCTTGGCTTTTATCCGGTGCCACTCATGGGCTACGGCTTCAAGTGTATTGACCTCGGCCAACCTTGCCGCCCGGATGTCGGCCTGTTTCTCGCGAGCCGGGTCGCTACCTTCCGATATCGCCCGCTTGGCTCTCAGTGCCGTTTCGCGGGCGTCAAACAGCGATACACCGGGATACGCCCCGATGGTCAGTTTCTTTTCCTTGCCGCCAAGGCGGTACTTCATGCGCCACACCTTGCCGCCGCTTGGGCTGATGTCCAAATACAGCCCGTAGCCATCGGCCAGCTTATACGGCTTGTCTTGTGGTTTTGCGCTTCGGATGGTCTTGTCTGTCAGTCTCATAGCCTTGCCTGTCGGGCGTTTGCGCCCCATGTGGGGGCTTAATTGGGGGCTTAACGCGCGCCAAGCCCCCAATTAAGCCCCCAAAATGCGGGACAGCATGGAACGGTACGGAACACTTCTAAACGCTCAAAGCCTTGCCCCGCTTGGGTTTGCGGAACACAGCGAAACGGCCCGGAACGTGCCGGAATTATGGATTGATGTTTCAGCGCAGCTGCTCGATCAGTTCGTCCATCGTGGAATCCTCCTGGGTAACGGACTGGGTTAGGGAAACCAGACGCGACAAGGCCGCCACCTGAAGCTCAGGCAGCTCATCCAATGCCGGGTTGTTGGTCAGGGCGACGTGCAAGAGGCTGGTCACACGCCCTTGCCTGTCATGGGTAAAAACCGGGGAGAGGTAGCGGTATTCCTTGGCCGCGATCATCGCGGCTGCAGCGGCGGTCCACTCGGCGTCGACGGCGTACAGGCCGTCGTCGCGCCATTCGAGCGTGCCGAACCAGCCGGCAGCCGGCGCGGGTTGGCCGTTATTGACGCTGCGCAGGGTCTGGTGCTCGTAGTCGATGACATAGCGCACCTCCCGTTGCGTGGCCTCAGCGATCATGCTGGCGGCCAACGCTTCATCCAGCGTCCAGGCGGTACATTCGACCGGGCGGCCGTCGCGGGCACGGAAGGTGCCGGCCGGCAGCAGCTTGATGACGCGGGGTGCCTCGCCGTCGGCGGTGCCGAGCTGGGAGAGGTCAACCGTCAGAGCGGCGATGAGGGGTGCTAGATGTGCCATGCCCCAGATTTTCACGGGTATGGCGATGGGGGCTTAGTTGAGGGGCTTCAGTAGAATGCGCTGCACCAACACGAGCAGAAAGGGCAGTTGGCATGGTGCGGGTGCCGCTGACGTTGCGCGCGTGACCACCAAAGCCGCGTCAGGGCGTTTAAAGCCCGTTTAATTTCAACGATGCGGTATCGAGTGACACACCGACATGGATAGAAAGCGCAAACGCAGCACAGCGCCGCGTTTTGCGTTTTCCGATTCAGGCACCGACGACGCCACGCAGGTAGTCGTTCATCGTGGCTTCGATCTCGGTGATGTCCTGGTCAGTCAGCGCCAGGAACGGCCGTGCCGGGATGTTCGAGCCAGGGTGGTTCACCTTCTTGGCGTAACGCCCGCCGAACTTGAGCGCCTTGGCGTTGCGCGGCCGGATTTCATGCGGGCGGGTCTTGCCGCCGAACTGGTGGATGGCGGCGTACTTGGTGTTGGTGCCGACCACTGCGTTGTTGTTGTCGCTGGATGGCACGATGGAGGCTGCCAGGCGCCCGCTGTCCTGCAGTATTTTTCCACCTTCCCGTCGTGGGTTCGGTTTCAACCCCTGCCAGGCGGGCCGGCCTTCGCGCGCGAAGTTCTCTTCCACCGCGTCAGCCATGACCTCGGCGATGGCCCGCATGACTGGTGCCCGCTGGGTGACGGCCTGCTCCAGCCGCTCCAGCGTCTGCATGACGCCGCTGCAGTCGATCTTGATGTCAATCATCGGCTTGCCTGCTCCTGGACGAATTGCCGGGCCAGTGCCGGCGGGTAGCGGCTCAGGTCGGGCTGGTACGCCGCCAGCCCTGGGTTGAAGCCAAAGCCCGCGTCCGTCAGGAAGCGTTTGCCGGTCTCCGGATCATTAAAGGCCACGGCCGGACGGGTATTGCCCTGCCGGTCGATGGGCTGTTCGACCGTTTCCAGCAAGCCATCGCTGCTCGAGGCCGCGATACCCAACTGGTCCATGTCGCGCTGGCTGCGGGTGCGTACCCGGCAGCGGCAGCGCCAGCCATTGGGCGGGTAGAAGGTGCGCCAGAACGGGTCGTCGTAGCGGAACACCCGGCCGTGCAGGCTGCGGTGGGCCGGGCGGGTGCGGTTGTCCATCACCGCCACGTACTCCCAGTACGGGCGAAACCCGGCGTTGGCCAGCTGCGCCTGGAAGCGGCCGGCCATATAGGACGACTGCAGGTTTGTGCGAAAGATGGTGTCCAGCCGACGCGGGTTGAGGCGCTTGCCGTGGATCTCTCCGGTCGCTTTGTCGACGATGCTTCCCTTACCCCACCAGCCCTTGGTTTCCAGCAACGGTTGCAGCCGTTGCTGGAAGTCGGCCAGCGTCTCGCCGTTCTTCAGCGCATCGGCGAGCGCGTCGTGCACGTCGGTCAGTACGTCGAGCTTGGTGACGCCGGCCACGGTAAAGGCGCGGGCATGCGCCTCGGCCCATACGTCCTGCCACTTGAAGCTGATGGCGTAGCCCTTCGCTTCGAAGTAGGCGATGGCTTCCTCGGGCGGCAGGCCGATGGCGAAGGTCAGATCGACCTCACGCTCAGGTGTCGGCATGCATGCGCCCCCACACGTCGGCGACAAAGATCGCGCGAGCCAGCAGCTCCGCGATGGCACTGTCGTCCATCTCCGGGTAGGCCGCCACCAGCGCCTCGAGCGCGTCGTCGGGCGTTGCACCGCCACGGATGGCCTGGATCACCGGCGCCAGCAGCGGTGCCATCCCGGCATTGATTGCATCGGCCGGCAGGGTATCGGCGGCCGCATCCAGTGTGGCCTGGTCTGGGTAGACCACCTCGCCCTGGGCGTTGGTCAGCACCGCACGGTATTGCAGGCTGGCGGCTGCCGTGGCCACAGGTTTGGTCACCGGCCGTAGTTCGGGCGGCAAGGTCATTTCGGGACGCGGGGCCGACAACACGGCTTCGCCGTCCTTGGGTTGCGGGATCGCCAGCTTGTCGTGTACCCAGCCGACCGGCACCTGCACACCCAGCCCCACCAACTTGGGCAGCGAATCGGCGTACAGCTTCAGGTCTTCCGGTTGGCGGGTATCGAACACCAGGCGCGGCAGGCGGCGCGGGTCGACCTGGCCGAAGTTGAGCACCGCCATCGGGTACAGCAGGTCGCGGGTCAGCGAGCCCTCGAGCTGCCGCGCATCGCTCACGGTCAGGTCGTGGCGCACCTCGTTGTGCACGTTGCCCAGAGCATTGGTGCTGCTGGCGCCATCGGCCTGGCTGGTCAGGGTGCCGCCGAGGATGGCCTTGGACTGCGAACGCTCGCACCAGCTGATCATCGCCTCGAACGGCTCCTCGCTACCTTGGGCCGCGTTCTGGAAATCGATCAGCATCCCCTCCGGGATGATGCCGGCGGCGTTGTGGCCGATCTCGGCGACGGCGCGCAGCAGCGTGGCTTTCTCTTCCTTGGTGGCGCCGGCCGGGTACTTGCCAACCCGCAGCGGCAGGCCGTAGATCTCCAGGAACTCGGCCAGGTCGCGCACGCTGTAATTCTTGAACAGGTAAGGCCACGCCAGCACGCGGTGCAGGCCGGCGCGGGTCAGGTAGCCGGACTTGGCCTTGTGCTTGTGGATGACCCAGCCGAACGGCCACGGCTCGGCACCTTCTGCCGTGCCGTCACGCAGGCGCAGCGCGTTGCCGTCCTGCGGCAGGGTATGGAACCAGCGCTGCGGCCGCTGGGTCAGGCTTTGCGGCAGCCAGTCGTTGCCGAGCCGCTGCCAGGCGATCTCCAGCGCGGAGAAACCGTGGCCGATGCCGTCCAGACAATCCAGCAGCACGTCGTCCCAGTCCGGCAGGTCGGTCAGCCACTCTTGCAGCTGCTCGGCCTGTTGCTTCTCGGCCGCGCTGGCATTACGCGGCGGGGCGATGCGCCAGTCCAGCGTCAGGATGGCGCGCTTGCGTTTGCTCATCTCGGCAAAGATGTGCGCGTCCTTCTCTTCCATGTCGGTGAACAGGTCGGCCTGGGCCGCCAGTTGCCCCTGCTCGGCGTCCTCCAGGATGCGGTGCAGCTTCTGTGGCGTCAGCCCGCGCGAGGGGTGCTCGGCAAACTCGCGCGTCACCCAGCCGACGCGGGCCGTCTGCGCTTCGCTCAATACCTCGCGCTGGATCGGCTTGCCGTACTGGTCGAGAATTCGTGCCATGTTTGTCACTCCTACCAGGCACCGGAGCTGAAGCCCCGGAAACTATCGTCACCGCCCGTATGCTTGCCCACGGACTGGTAATCAAAGGTGGCATTGCCCCGGCTCACTGCAATCATCCACAGCAGGTGCAAGGCGGTCAGGCCATCGTAGTGGTGATTGCCCTGTGGCTCGGGCCAGCTGTCCAGTTCGGCCAGCAGCTGCGTCAATGCCGGGTTGAACAGGATGCGCGGGTCGAACAGGTCGCTGATGAATGGCTCCAGGGAGTCGATGCGCACCTCGGGTGCGACGATGGCGGTAACACCGATCAGGGGCAGTGCCACGCCTTTCTCAAGCCCGGCCTTGATGAAGGTCTGGCGTGAGTGCTCGTAAGCGTTGTTGTTCTCAAAGGCGATGGCCTGCATACGGAACTCGCGCTGTGCCGTGATCAAGTCCGCCTCAAGCTTGGAAGGTACCCGGCGTTTTATGTCGGCCTCGCAGACGTGCAGGGTCTTTGAGTGCCGATCCCAGCCTCCGACCAAAATGGCGGACGGGTCGGACGTCTCGCCCTTACCCATCGATGGGTCGCAGCCGCCGAAAAACACCCAGTCGCGCAGCCGATGAACGAAGTACTTGAGGTTAGTGAACACCTTGTCTTCTTCGCTGCGCGGCTCGCCCTGCATCTCAGTACCGAACGCCCTGGGCGCCTTGGCACGCTGGCGCATCAGCCAGTACAGCGAACGCACCGCCGGCCACGAGGTCACTGCGCCTTCGTCCATTTTGGCCTGGTTGTCCAGGTAGAATCGGTAGGATGGCCGTTGCGCTTCGGGGAGCTTGCTACCCGCTGTGGCCGCCTCGTCCTCGGCCAGCTTGTCGGCGTTGCGCATCAGCTCCTCGCAACGTTCCCACAGGTCCATGTGGGTCGGCAGCGATTCGATGGCGCGGAAGTGGTGGACGATATGGCCGATAGTGCGCTTAGCCCGGCTGACCGGATCGTCTTTGTCCAGAACGGTGCCGACGCCCAGATATTTCACCGTACCATCCGGCGGTCCGAGGTAGTCTATGGCCTTCTCCAGCCAGTCCCAGCGCTTGTTCCGTTCGGTCGGGCTCTTGGCCTCGGCGTCGGTGATCAGGTCATCACCCAGTAGCAGTTTCGGCCGGCTAGCACCGTGGAACGTCCCCCGGATGGCCTGCTCAGCGCCGAAGGGCTCAATCTTCACCCCGGTGCGGGTGATGAACTCACCGACCTTCCACATCGGCCCCTTGCCGCAGGCTTCGGGGAAGTCGAGCGCCAACATGGCATTGACGGTCAGCTCAGTCTTGATTACCTCCAGCAGCTTGGTCGGCAGTTTGGTCTCCGCGCCGAGCAGGATGATGTAGTCGATGAACGGGGGCAGCTCGCCCTCCCAGTCCATCTCCTGCTGAATCTCCGGTCGCTGCAGCAGCGCCTGGATCACACACCAGGTCGGGCCGATCTTGGTCAGCATCGACGACTTGGCCTCGCCACGCGGTGCACACCACCATTCCATGGCCCCGCCAGACATGCGTAGCAACTGCGGGAAGCGCTGACAGAACTGCCCCTGAAAGCGGGACGGCTCACCTCGGATGTGGTGCGGGAAATAGGTATAGGCGAAGAACTGGAAATCGCCGTCGCGCAGTACGCGGCGGCGGCGTTCTCGGATCGCTTCCGGCGACGGGTCCAGGCCAGTGTGGTGGGCCTCGATATCGCGCTTGAGCTGAGCGGAAAGTTGGCGCAGCTCGTCGAAGAAGTCCTTTTTGGAGAAGGCTTCGCTCATCCGTTTGCTTTCACCGTCGCTTCGGCCCCGACCAGAGCCAGGGCCACCTGGGCGTGGCCGAGGGGATAGAACGACAGTACCTGGCGCAGCCGTCGCGCGGCGTCTTCGACCTGCAGGCGGTCGGCTTTCGACAGGTCGGCGATGGTACCTTTGATCAGTAGTAGGGTTTGTTGGTCGTAGTTCATGGGGCTATCCGTAGGTCTTGGCCAGTTCCTGGCCGAACGGCTCAAGCACGTCGACGAAGACCTTGGCGTGCTGTGGATGGTGTTCTCTGATAAAGCCAGCCAGTCGTTGCACCACGTCCATCGCGGTGGCCAGCTGGCTGGTTTCCGGCAGCACCTTGCGGCTGGCGGCCACGGTCTTGTTGAAGCTGTCGGCCAGGCTGGCCAGCATCTGTACCTTTTTTTCGGCAGGCATGTCGGCGTTGGCGTTGAGCGTGTCCATCGTCGTTTGAAACTGGGTCAAAAATCCTGTCAAGGCCGCCCGCGCGATGCTCTCGATACCGTCGCCGGCTAGAATTGCGGCTGCACGCAGCTTGTCCCAGTCGTCACCATCTTCCAGCGCCTCGCGCTTCCAGCGGCTGGCGGTAGACATCGATACGCCACACTGCAGGGCAGCCACTTCCAGCCCGATCCGGTCGAACACATACAGGCGGCGGACTTTGTCGCGGGTTTCCGGTGCATGCGCCATTACAGCAGCGCCCGCTTGACCATCTCGACCGCCAGCGCGGTGCCGACGGCAACGATGCCGCCGCTGATCGCACCGGCTTTGGCCGCTTGCTGTTCAACATGGCGCAGCCGGCCATCCATGCTGTCCATCCGTTCGTTCAGGCTGGATTGGCTGGCCACAATCATGTCCAGCTTGCCTTCGATGCGCCCCAGGGCGCGGGTCAGTTCGGTGTTGTCGCCGCTCATCGGGCATTCCCTTTTTCGTAGAGGTTCTGGCAGTGGAAACAGCGGATGCAGCCGGCCACGCACTGGCGGCGCTTTTCGGGAATCGCCTCCCCGCAATCCTGGCAGTGGCTCAGGCTGGGTCCAGTGGGCTGCCTGGCTGCCTGCCGGGCTCGTGCCTCTTCGCGCTGGCGCAGCTCCAGCGCGCTGGCCTGTTCAAAGATATCAGTCATGGCTGGGCCTCCTGGTGCAGGCGAAGATAGGCGCTCAGTTGGGCGCTCTGCTGCTGGCACCACTGGCCGTAGTCGGCGGCGTGGGCGAGGAGGTCTTCTGGAGGTAGCCCGCCACCGGGGGTGGCGGCATTGTTGGCAGCACCCGCATCTGGGGTGTCGGCTGCGGGCACACCCGGATCACGCTCGGGGTAGCCAAGGGCGGCACGGTAGACGCGCAGGCTGTCAGCGCCAAGGCCAGTAAAACGCATGCCGTCGGTGCGCGTCGCATCGGCAATCCTTTTCTTCAGTTGGGATTGGGTGTCGGCCAGTTGGGCGCGGGTCTGGATCAGTGCCCAGCCAACCTGGTTGGCTTGCTCGGTCAGCCGCTGCTGCTCGGCCAAGGCCAGCCCAAGCTCGGCGGCCTTGTCGTCTGCCAGCTTCTGCATCGACGTGGCGTGGATCTTGGCCTCGCGGGCCAGCTCGGTTTGGTACGCCTGGCTGGCGGTGCTGTGACCCAGCTCGTAGCCGAGGTAGCCGACCACCGCGACCGGCACCAGCACCGCACCGATGCGCAGGGCGTTATAAAGGGCGGTCTTATACACGGCGCTGCCTCCGGCGGTTGTGGCGCTTGCGGGCCTGGCGCTTGCCAGCGGCCACCCCGGATTGACCATGCCGCGGCACCGGCCAGAGCGGGCGCTGTACAGCCGGTGCCGGCCATGCCATGCGCGCGGCCAGCTTGGGCATCACAGGGCGAGCGGCGTGTTTAGGTCGCAGGCACCGGCGCAGCCAGTGCCAAATTTCCAGCATCCGGACGAAATCAAGCATGGCCCGCTCCCTTGTCGTCTTTGCCGCGCCAGGCGGCGATCATGCGCAGGGCGGCGGCGTAGCCACCGACCAGGCCGAGATAGATCAGCCAGGTGTCGGTACTCAGGGTGCCTTTGACGCCCTGGTACACGAACATGCCGGTGGCCGCCGCGCAGGCGATATTCGCCCATAGCTTGGTGTGGCTCAGGCGCCCGGTGTCCGGGTTGGTGACCAGTTCCGAGAGGCGCATGGCAGCTACTCCACCAGATGCCCGGCCAGCGGCTGCATACCGGCATCTAGCCAGTCGGCCACGCTGAAACCCGGACAGGTCTTGGTCCATTCACGCGGCTGGATGACGCCGTCACCGTTCAGGTCCGGCGACAGGTCGCGGTGACCGCAAATCCGCGCAGCCGGGTAACGCGCCTTCAGTGCGCGTATCAGGGCACCCAGGGCTTCGAACTGGACACGGGTAAAGCGGTCAGTGCCGACCAAGCAGATACCGATGCTGTTCTTGTTGCATCCGGCAGCATGAGCGCCGGTTTCGTCCAGCCCGCGCCCGGTTTCCTTGCTTCCGTCGGTATCGATCACGTAGTGATACCCGATGGAATACAGGGCCGGGTTGTACGCCTTGCGGGCAGCATCATTGCGCCGGAATCCGCGTGTGCCGTGCCAGACATCAATGGTGGCAGCGGCGGTTTTATTGCCACCCTTGCCGAGCTGTTTGCCATTGGCCGTGGCGGCACAATGGATGACGATCATGGAAATTGTGCGAGACATGGCGGCCCCGTGAAAGGTAACGCCACCAGAATAAGAAAACGCCCCGATTGGGGCGCTGTGAGGGGCTTCAGTGAGCGAACTACTTATTTGCTTGTTTACTCATTACTGCTGCACTTAGAGCCAATGAACACTGAAATCTGACGAGTTTTTCAAGTTCACTGGCCTTGTTCAAAATGGGTGTCATATCGTTAAGAGCGGCCTCTAGGGCGATCCTATTTAACACCGGAAGATCTCGGCAAGATTGAAACATCGGATCAATGCCACTGTTAGCAGGGCTTAGATATGCTGGCCATAGATCCTGAAGCATATGAAGAGTAGTTACGCTATTTTTTGTAAGCTGTAAATCTTGTTTTTGAAGAGTATCGTGAACAGCGTTCACGCCAGCGAGCATCGCTCTTGCCGCCTTGAATCCGGGTTTGTCTGAGGCGGGCATTACCTTTCCCAGCTGGTCATCTGCGAGCTGAAGTAACTTTGTTGCATCGATGGGCGGGTGCTCTGCCTCTATCGCCTGCAACTGTTCTCTTAGCTGTTTGTTTTCCACCTCAAGTTTTGCCAGCTTTTCCTTATCACTGCTGTTGCAGCCTGCAAGCAACAAAGCGCCCATAGCAGCTATTACATATTTTTTCATTGGACAGCTTCCTTTTTGAATATTACACAATCCTAAAACAATACCTCCTGCCGTGTCTCGCCCAGTGCGTCCGCTTTCTTCAGCACCATCCACACATTGCGCTCGGTCATTTGGTAGCGGCGCGCCAGCTGGTTGACGGCGTGCACGGCCGGCATGTCGTAGGTGGCCTGGTCGAACTCGGCACGGATCATGCGGTCGCGCACCTCGCGCATCGCTACCGCGCAACGCGGAATCGACAGCACTTCGCCACCGAAATGGCGGGTCAGAATGTTGGCTGCGTCGACGCCGACCACCTCGGCCAGGGCTTCGTAGCGGATCTGGCCCTCGCGGCGTTTGTTCTTGGATACCGGGAACGTGGTTCCGCCCCAGGCTTCGATCAATTTCAGCGCCTTGGGCAGGCCGATCAGTTCGGCGATCAGCTTGGCCATCTCGGGTAGCAGGTGTTGTACGCTCTCCAGCTTCATCCGAGGCTCCTTCCATGCCGCTTGGCGTCATAGGTCAGTGCGGCCACCAGCTTGGCCAGCTGTTCCGCATCCAGCCAGTCCGTCTTCTCCACACCGAACATGCGGCGGGCCAAGCTATCGGCGTAGCCCCAGGGGCGTTTGGCTTCAGCCAGCAGCGCCTCAACTTTGCCGACCAGCGCCTGGCGGTTTCGGCCCACGCTGGGCTTCTTGCCGGCCTTGGCAGTGGTCTTCGGCTTCCAGCCGCAACGCTGCAGATGCGCGAGAACGCGGGTCACCCCCTCGTCGTTCAGAGCCTTGCTGGACGATACCCCGGCGACGCTCTGCAGCATGGCGCGGTAAGTCGCATCGTCCATCGCCAGCTCCTTCTTGGCGATATGGATCTTGGCCAGCGCGGCGTGGGGGCGGGGCGTCTTCTTGTTCTGTTGTATGCGGCTCATTTGTCACTCCCTTGTCAGCCCGCAGTGGTTGAGCGATCCGCCGGTTTTCAGAGGACGGCATCTCCGGTAAGGGTTGCTCGGAGGTGGATCGCTCACCACTGCGGGCTGTGCATCGTTAAAACTCAGTGCGGAACCGGCTGCTGTTAAACAGGCCGGCTCGACACCAGGTTCTAGTGGCCCAGTGCCAGTGGCTGTTTGCCTACACCGTGATTCAACTGCGCCTCGCGGCCTGCGTTCCAGCCTGCTGCGCGCGCATCCTTATCTCCGCTACGCAGGTTCTTGCCAGCCTGGCGGTCGCGTGGTGCCAACGTGCCCAGATCCGGGTATGTCTTGGCCATGTAGACCTCCAGTGCCTGCTCATTGGCCGGTGTACCCGCGAAAGCTTCGATCTGGCGGCGAACCGCAGCGACCCAGGCTTCGCAAAAGAGATCTGCGCGGCGTGTCTTGCTGGCGGGGACTAGGCGCTTGCAGTGGGTTTGCTGGTAGTCACGCCGTGCTTTGCGCAACTGACGGATCAGCACGGTGTAGGCGTAGGTGGCGATCTCGGCTGCGGGGCCACATCCGATGAACGTCCAATGGCTGGCTTGCCAGCCTTGGGCAAAAATCTTCCGGCAGCCAAAGGCATCGGCTACCGTGGTAGACAGCATGCTTTCCCACTTCACCGGGGTGCTTTTGGCGCCGGCCTTCACCTTGGCTTCGCTGACTTCGGCCATCAGGATGTCGCCATCTTCCACACCGTACTTGCGCATCAGCGCCTGCGCCTGGCGCAACGCAGCAGCGGCCTCATGTTCGTTGGCACTCTTGGCGAGTGCCAGGCACTTCCTGATCTTCTCGATGGCGGTTTGCTTGTCCATCACTCGCCTTCCTCTTCCTCTGTGCAGGGTGTAACGCTGAAGGGGAGCCTCCCAAACTGAGACAACGCGATTTGCAGACCAACACGAATACCTTTGGCAATGTCGCTGCCGGCTTCGATCTCAATGTCTGCCATCTTGATGTCGGCATCCGGGTTATCCAGCAGGAGCTGCAGGTTTGCGACACGGGATGCGTGCCAGCTACGCAGCTGCTCGGTGAATTCAATTACTTCAGGGTCGAAAGTTTGCATTTGCTGTCCTTTGGCTGCTCATCAGTACCGGACCACCACGCCCGACAGACCGCCTTGCGGCGGTTTCGCGTTGATCATTCGTTGATTGGAACAAGGTCATCAACAGGGATGAAGGTGTTGTATTCCTGCTTGCAGTGGGGGCACTTGAGGATCAGATCGACAACAGGGCTCGGCCCGACCTCGCTGCTGAAAACGTCGGCTTTAACATGCTCCAGCCACCCCATTTCCTCACTGCAGTTGATGCAGTTGGCCATCTCACACTCCCGCAATATCTAGTGGGATGGCTCGGTACTGGTCGGTGTCGCCGACGCGCTCGTACACGCGGATGTAGCTCTTCGAGCACTGCACCCGCACCGAGTCGTTCAGTGCGTCCATCGCGCGCTGCCACTTCTCGTCCTGGATGTCGAGGCGGCGCAAGCTGAGGATGCGGCCGGTGCTGATGTTGCCTTCCTTGTCGACGTTGAAGGCGTCGTTGATCAGCGCGCGGATCTCGCTGCGCGCCCCTTCGGTCCACTCGTGCACACACTCGTCGATCAGCGACTTGGCGGCCTGCAGTCCCTCGTCGAAGGTCAGGGTGTCTTGGATCGCGCGCTGCACCTTGTAGCGGCCGTCGAAGCTCACCAGGCTGACATTGCCCTTGGCTCCGCCGAGCTTGGCCTCGTAGCGTTCTGCCGACAGCTCGATGAAGGCGCCGATGTCGGCGAACACGCCGGTCTTGAATTCGCCCAGCGTCCTGCTGACGCGCTGGGCTTTTTGCACGATCTCGCCGACCAGTTGGTCGCGGGCCATATCGATGGGCTTGATGGTTTCGACGGGGATCAGCCGCCCCTTGGCGTCTTGCTTGTAGCCTTGCGGAATCGCGTTCATGTTTAACTCCTCAGTCCGATTAATCGTTTCACTTTGGCCAGCTCGTCCCGGTTGCTCTGCAGGCGCTCTGGCGTAAAAAAGGGTGGTTCTGCTGCCGGTTTTGTCACCGGCTTTGGTGCCACCGGCGGTGGCTCCGGCACGGGTGTTTCCGGCGGGCTGGGCAGCGGCTGCGGCGGGTCCGTTTCGGCGGCAGCCGGGGCTGGGGCATAAGCGGCCAGCTCGTCCAGGTAGTCGGCCCACACGATGCGCTTTGCCTCCAGCAGGCTCATGCCCTGTTCAGCCGCCAACCTTTCCGCCTCCCAGCGCAGCTTGGCGCGCGTTGCATCGTCCAGTTCAGGCGACGCGCTCATGGCCGTTACCCTTTGCGCTACCTTCCAGTACCGCCTTGATTTGCGCCGCGTTGCTGGCCGTGATCATGCGTGTATCGATGCCGAGTTCGTGGCACAGCCGCACCTGCTCGGCCACTTGCCTGGGCGCAGCCCGTCCTGATTCGTAGCGGCTGCCGCCCGACTGTGTCACTCCGACGCGACTCAAAAATTCCTGCTGGTTCAAACCCATTTTTTTGCGCATGTCGCGGTAGTTGGTGCTGACTTCTTTGCTCATGTCTTTCCCCTGAATCACGGTTGAATTAGTGCCCGAACTCCGTCCACACCACCCGGCAACCCCCAAGGTTGAACTGCCCTTCGCGGTACGGGCCGAAGTGGGGCTCGCGGCCAAAGCTGTAGTAGACGGCCTCACCGCTCTGGATCAGTCGGTGGCAGCGGGCGTTGGTCTGGATCTCGATAGTCGGTCGCTTGCCGTTGAGGTTGGCCGCGCGCGCAACCAGTCCCATCCGCCCCAACTCCTTGATGGCCTCGGCCACCTTCAGCGTGCTGGCCAGCAAGACGGCGTTGCTGATTTGCGGGTTGTTTGTCATGGTCAGTCTCCTTTCGGGCGGTGCGGGCAACGCTGGCAAGCGCGCCAGTGCCCCAGTTTCATCGGGTGGTGTGTCGGTGCCGCCCCCAGGGCGATGGCCCGACAGGCGTCTTGTGTCATCGTCTGCTGGCTGTGCGGGCAGGCAATCACGTCCAGCAGTTCAAGTGCGGCCTTGGCGATCCGGTCAGGCTTGCCGGCATACTTGCCCGCCAGCACCAGGCTGATGGAGGCCGGGCTGTAACCGATGCGGCCGGCGACCGCGCGCATACTGGTACGCTCGGCTTCGGCACGCAGCAAGGTGAGCCAGCGCGGTTCAGAGTTCGTCATGGTCGACTTCCTCCTGCCACACCACGCGGCCGACGTTGGGGTCGTAGATCGCTTTGGTGCGCTGGACCATCGGCGGACGCGGGCCGGTGTAGCGACCAGGATTGAAGCGGTAGCGGCTGGGGATGCCGCCGGCGCCGCGCCCTTTCCCCTTGCTGATCACCGTCACATAGCCGGCGTTGGCCAGGTGCTTGAGATAGTCACGCGCAGCAATCGGTGTGACTTTGACCTCGCTGGTCGAGGCAAAGCCGGCCAGCTCCTGGTAGTTGAAGTCGGCGCCCAGGATGCGCATGGTGCGCCACATCTGCTCTTGAGCACGCCCTTGCAGCACTGGCTTTCCGTCGATGGTCAGGCGTGGGGCTTCCAGCCCGTTATCCTTCACCAGGCGATAGCGCTTTTCCTCGCCGACCTCGCGGGTGACGTTGCTCTGCTCGGTAAAACCGCCGCGCTCGAGCGACTGCAGGTAGCTGCGCACGGCCGTCGTGTCGATGTCGGTCGCGCATGCGATATCCAGCACGGTGAACCCCTCTCGGCGGGTGCGGATGACTTCCCACATCCGCTGGCGCTTGCTTTTGCCGCCCAGCATCTCGAGGTCTGCGGCTTGGCGGGTGCGGTTGGTTGCGGCCATCAGATCGCCCCCCGGCGCTTCGGTGCGTCACCGGTATACAGGTCGCGGTCGCCCCACTTGGCGAGCGTCATTTCCGACTCGGCCAGCATCATGGCCTCTTCGTGGATGCGGGTGAGGTTCACGCACACCCGGCGCACCGAGCCATGCGACAGCTCGGTCACGTGGGACAGCAGGTCTTCGGCGATGGCCACTTGCGGGCAGTAGATCGGGGCGAGCTTGCGGGCGTCGTCCAGGCTCACCGGCAGCGCCGGAATCCACGCCATCACCCGGCTATGGAATCGCTCCCAGCGCTTGAGCTTCTGCGGGATGGTCTCTTCGCCGACCAACAGCAACGTGCCCTGGCTGCCTTCGTAGATGTCGCGCACCAGCTCGACCAGGCCGTCGGTGCGGAGGCAGAAGTCGAATTCGTCGATGATCAGCGGGCGGCGGCTGGCGGCGATTTGCTCACACACCTGGTCGAGCAGGTAGGGGATCGTGCCGGCCGGCTTGATGCCCATCTCGAACAGGATCTTCTCCAGCAGCGCCTTGCGGTTCCAGGCGCTGCGCATCTGCACGTAGTAGCCGCGCGTCTGGTTGGCCAGCGCGCTGCAGGCGATGGTCTTGCCCCGGCCGGCTTCGCCGTACATTACGCCGATACCCGGCAGGCCGTCGACCCGCGACAGCAGTTTCTCGGCGGCCACGGCGACCAGGTCGAGGTTGGCGGTATTGGCCACTCGATTGACCATCGGTTGGGGGTGAGTCATGATCTGTTTTCCCTTGGTTAATAAATGCAATGCCGTTGCAGCGGCGATATGTTGTTAATCAGTCAGGCGCTCTTGCGCTGGTAAGTCCGGAATTCGGCGGTCGCCTGATAGGTGTGCCGCCATTTCTTCGCCTTCTCGCTGTCGATCACCGTCTCGTCCATCGCGTTGAGTCGCTGCCATTCCGTCCAGCGTGCTTCCGGCGTGGCCGGTACGGCCCAGGCGGGTGCCTCATTCATCGGTGTCGGCATGGCTTCTTGTGCAGCCGGCTCGACCATCGCCGGGGCGACTTCCACCACCTCCAGCTCGCGGGCGCGCTGCGCCAGTTGGGCGCGGCTGAGATTCATGAAGCCGGGGATGGTCACGGTGTCGACGTGCTCCAGCACCGGGGTGCCGTGCAGTTCCTCGCGGACCTCGACCAGCTTGGCCTCCAGGCGCTTCTCGCGGCCGACGGCGCGCTTTTCGCGGGCGCGGTCGAGCAGCGATTTCGGCATGTAGTCGCGCTTGTTGGCATCCAGCTCGGCCGTGCATAGGAAGCGGCCCTCGTCGTCGTAAACCCATACGAGGTGTGGGTCGTGGATGTCGTAGCCGACCCGCAGCTGCTCGCCGTGGTACTCCTCGAGTGCCTTGGCGAAGTAGCGGTTGCCGAGCAGCTCGATCTCGCAGCGGCGCACCGTGCGCAGCATCTGCGGGCGGAACAGCGGGCGGGCCTCGTCGTCGGTGACGCGGTGGGGCTCAAAGCCCTGGGCAACATGCAGCGCCCACATCTCGTTCGGCGTCATGTGGCGGCGGCGACCGGTCACCGGGTCGGCAATCTTTGGCAGGCTGCGGTGCGGGCGGTCGTTGTATTCGGCGACCTTGGTCTCGCACAGGGCGACAAACTGCTGCCAGGCCATCAGCGGCATGGTGCTGACTTCGCCCGGCTTGCCGGCCTGGGCGATGGCCTTGCGTGACAGCTTGAAAGTGCTGAGCTTTGCCTCGCGGTCCATGTCGTGTCCGATGTAGCCCGGCAGGCTCTTGGCCGCGTTGATCCAGATGGTCTGGTGCAGTCGCTCGATCACCCCGCGTGCCTGGGAGTTGTAGGGCAGGCTGTTCACCATCTCGATGCCGAGGCGGGACATGAAGCCGGTGGCCACATCCAGCATCATTTCGTTCTTGTAGCCAGAGCCGTTGTCGACATAGAACACCGCCGGGATGCCATCCCGCAGGCAGGCGTCGCGCAGCGCATCCAGTACGGCCAGCGCGCTCTCTGCCAGCCCGACCGACCAGCCCACCGCTTTGCGGGTGGCGATGTCGACCAGCGTGGTGATCTCCGGCCGGAACGGGCGGCCATGCAACGGGTGCTGTACCTCGGCGTCGAAGGTGTGGCCGTCGGCGCTATAAATGTCACCCGGCAGCAAACTCTCGAAGCCCCGGCGGATAAACGGCTTGAGCGTTTTCAGCTCGCGCTCGCCCATGCGACCGATCTCGCGGCTGACGTTGCCGACCTTCTGCAGGAAGCGGCGTACCTGGTGCACGCTCGGCATCTCCGCGCCTGGCTGGGCTTGTGCCCAGTCCTTGCAGAACTCGCGGTAGGCGTGTTCGACGGTCGGTTTTTCTGGGCGCTGGTAGTAGCCAAGGAAGAACGGTGCCCAGGCCGGCACGCGCATGTCGCGCTCGCGCTTTTTTGGGGCCAGCATGCCGGTGCGCTCGTACTCGACGAAGCGCAGCACGCTACGCACGCTGGGCAGCCCGTCCGGGCTCTTGCGGCCACGTTCGTCGCGCGCCATTTTCAACATCGCGATCAGCTGCGGGTTGGCGCTGCCGATGCGGGCCATGTCGATCAACACGGCGGCAGCTTTCTTCATCGGCACACCCTTGCGCGCATCGGCCTTGAGGGCCTGCGCCTCGGTTTCGATCAGCGACAGCTGCTCTTCGCGGCGGGGCATGGCTACTTTTGACCTGGGGCCTTCCAGTACCGCCTGAGCCGTGCTGCGCCGGATATGCTCTTGCGCTTCGCGTGGCAAGCTGGTGATGGCGTACTCGTTGCCGCCACCACGGCCGCTGCGCTTGCGGGACTCCCAACCTTCTCTGTCCGCTTTTGCGATGATGTTCTTTACAGCGCTGGGCAGGCCATCAAGTTTCAGTGCTGCCAGTTCTGCAGCGCTGTAGTGGGTTTTGGTGATGAGCTGGCCCATGTCATTCTCCGAACAGTTCCAGCTCGGGCTCGCCGGCCTTCAGGACGTTCTCACGGTGGTAGGCCACCTGCGATAGCACCCGGCTCAGGGCAGATACGGTCTCGTCGAGCCCCACCTTGTCCTGGTAGAACCGGGCCAGCAGCGCCATCGCGTCGGCCGCGTTGGCCTGTACTTCGGAAAGCTCGATCACGGCGGCCTTCTTGCCGCTTGGAATGGCGATTACCACCTTGTTGCCCTGCGCAGTGCACAGGTACTCGCTGATATGCGATGCCTTGCAGAACGCCTCGAACTGGCGCACCCGGTTCAGCGGCATGCTACTTTCCGCCAGCCAGCGGTAGTAGGTCTTGACCTCCACCCCCATCAGGTCGGCCATCTTCTTGGGAACCAGCCCGAGCTTGGCGGCGGCGTCCAGCTGGCGCTCGATCGCGTCGCCCAGGCTGGTCGGGACTGACTTGCCTTGTCGTATTCCCAT